TTATCACGTTGTCGCCAGCCTTGACATTAGGTGAGGTCGGCAGCGTGATTGCGCCGTCCTCGCCGTCTGGAGCGGTCACCACTCCGTTAGGTATCACGGAGACCGTGCCGTTATCCGAGTCCTCGACCGCCGTCCCCGTGATGACGGTGGACGCTGATGCGGTCGCGTTCTTCTCGGCTCTTTTCTTGCCGAACAGCTCGGAGGCTAGCTGGTACTTATCAATCATTGCTCAGTTCCTTCAATTTAAGGCTCATGGATAGGTCGCTAAGATTTATGTCCACGTTCTTGACCAGGCACTTGCGCCGCCCCGTGTACGCGCCGTCGTGGACGATTAGAGCGATAATATCGCCCTCCCAGATTGGCAGGTACGCGGTCTCCAAGTCCCATTCGATTGCCGGGCGCTGCATATCGGCGTACTTCTTGGCGAGGTCGAACGCCGTTGCGGTAGTAGGCGGATTGAGCGAGTCCACCACGCGGTAATCCGTGATTATGCGCCCTGAGTTCTTCGGCGATAGGTTGCCCGATACGTCCGCGTAGCCTACAATCTCGGTCTGCTCTGCGCCCTCGTTGGACGTGAACGACACGACTATCCTGTTAGCCATCGAGTAGCGGTCAGATGCCCTCGTGATGCCGTCCTGGACAACGCCGCGTGGGTCATTCAGGTCGAGCGTGAGGCTCGGCTCCTGCTCGGCTGGCTCCTTGTACGCGCCTATCGCAATCGTGCCGTCAGGCTCCACGTCCACGCGGTTGTCTGCCATCGTGCATAGCGCCATGATGTGTTCCAGGCGGTTCTTGCCGCCCTCGAATACTATCGGCTCGTTTATGATCGCGTCGTTGCCCGCTATCGTGTAGTCGGCGCCCGCCCAGTCGAGGTCTTGCGCCGCCGCCTTCATGGCGGTGACGCCGCCCTTGATTATCCAGGGGCCTACGCCCCTGTCCTGCGATATCCTGTACAGCGCCGACTGGAGCTTGTAGTCGTACTCCCACGTGCTGCCGTTTCGCTTCGCGTCGTCGTCGTAGACCCAGTACGTGCCGAGCGTCCTGCTCTCGTCCCCTATGTGCGCCACTATGCGCAGGAGCGAGCCGGGTATCCACCCGTCGCCCACGACGGCCAGCTTCGCGCTCGTCCTCGTGTCGGTGTAGTATGCTGCGGAGACGGACGAGCCCGAGAGGTCGACGCCCTCCAGGCTGCCCATCACCGCGTCGAGGTTGTGCGGGTCGACCATGAGCACCTCGACCGACCTTGCCAGCTTCTGGTCGAAGTAGTCCATCACTCAGCCTCCCGCACTATCTTGACGGTAACCTCCGTGTAGTAGCTGTAAGCCTTCCTCGAGCACCCTATGACCGCGCACGGGTAGATGTCGCCAGTGGGAGACCTGTACGTGGCATGGCGCCCGACAGCATCGCCTATCGCGTCCCTGTCGGACGTCGAGAGCGCGTCGACCAGCACGCCGCCGATGCTCTTCTGCTGTTTCCTCGTCGGTGCGAACGTTACCGTCTGGTACGCCCTGGAGTCGAAGTTGTAGGCGTCGTAGACCGCCTCTATCGAGTCCTCGTCCGTGAGCGGGTTGTCGACGTCGTACTCCACGAAGATGTAGCCGCCGTCCCAGTTTATGGCGTGTATCGGGGAAACAGACTCTGTTCTTGTAGAGTGCCACGCGAACCAGTCGATCCCGGATGTGCCCGTAGCGAACAGCGTGTACTCCTTGTTGAACGGGTAGGCCACGATGAACGCCGAGCCGTCGAGCGGGCACTCGTGCAGCTCGTCGCCGACGAGCATCCATAGCTTCTTGTCCGACCCTGAGAACGTGACCTTGAGCGTCCTGCCCGTGTTCTCCGCGATGTTGACGGTCGGCGGAGTCGTGCCCCCGTCGTAGGAGACGGTCTTCGACACCGTGTATACGTAGTCGAACGCGAGCCTCTGGTCTGTGCCGACCCTGTACGTCACCGTGAGCGACGCGTTCTCGGTCGGTATCGCCACCATGTCGGCCTGGGGTATGTCTATCGACGCGAACCCCGACTGGCAGCTGAGGGACACGGGAGCAGCCAGCAGCTCCTTCGTTCCCTCCTTGATGGAGTCGATGTATATGTACGTGACGCCCTTCTGGTAGGTCGAAGAGCACGGGAAGGACAGCTTCTCGGGCGTCCATGTCGGGTTGCCCCACGTTAGGACGGGACGCTGCCAGAACGTCACCGTCAGCGTTGCGCTCGCCCCCACGTAGCCGTCCGAGTCCTGAGCCTTTATCTCGTACTGGTACTGCGACAGCTTCCTCGTGGCGTTCGGGTTAGACGATACCTGAGAGTTAGACCAGAACGTGTTCTTCGCCTGGGTGTATGTCACCGCTCCCCAGTCAGTCCAAGAGCTCCACGCCTGCCACTGCGAGTTCGCGGAGAGCATGACGCGTGTCCTCGACCTCAGCAGGAACGTGGGGGAGTTGCTGAACACAGGGGGGAAGTCCCATCGCGGGTATATCTTCGCAGATGATACAAGCGTGCCGTCGTTCGCCACGTTGCGGACGTTGCCGCCGTTCTCCGCCTCCCCGATGTTCTCAGAATATCCGAGTTTGTAAGGCGCCGGTATCTGCGAGTTGACCTTGAACGTCGGCATGAGCGCCCACTGCTGCAGCGTGTCGTTCGCGTCGTAGGACTTTATGGCCGCGTATCCAGACGGGTCGTACGTCAGGGCGTACGAGGTGCCTGAACCCGCGTATATGACGCATTTGGGGCACTCCGTGCCGTCGATGGTCACCGTGTCGCTGCCGTTGAGCTGGACGATGTTCCACTTCGTGCCGCTGCCCCACTGTATGACCGACTCGCCGTCTGCTATGTTGGCGTTGTACACTACCATGTACTTGCCGGAGTTCGCATTCGTGAGCCTCCAGCCGCTGCCCGTGTCGGTGGCCGTCCATTTCTGGTCGTTGACGCCGAGGGAAGACCACCTGATGATGGACGCCCCGTCCGCCATCGAGGAGGACGCGACGCCCAGGCAGATGGACGTGTCGGCGATGGATCGCAGCTCGTATACCGTTCCTGATGTTACGCTAGCGGACATTCTGCACCGCCATTCCTCTCAGCTCGTTCATGAATTGGAAGAACGAATCCCGCAGCATCGGTGATGCGAGAATCGCCTGACCGTCGATGTAGACGTTGTAGCCGCCATCCGATGGGTTAATCTCGGACGCAAGCGCATGAGCGTATTGCGATAGGTAAGGCTCGTAGCTAGGCCATACGAACTCGCCGCCCTTCTCGCCGACTCCGGCAAGAAGCGTAGCATCGTCAATCCAGCCGCCAGCCGCATACCATGAGACATGGGGCAGCTTGACGGGAGTGGACATTCCGAATACCTCAAGCGTCTCCCACGTCACATGCGGAGTGGGGAAGTGGATCGAGCCGATCGCGGAGGTTATCCTCGCACCTAACCCGCTGAAGAACTCAACGATGCGCCCGGGAATCGACGCGACGAAATTCGGCAGCTCATCAATCAGCTTCTTCGCATTCTCAATAGCACCGCCTATCATGGAAGCCATTACGCCAAACGCAGATGATACAGCCGCCGTAGCATCTTCAGCAGTTATGCCCATACTCTCGAAAGATGACGCTAAACCGCCGAGGATAGGCGGTGACTGTAGGAACTGGGCAAGGTCGCTAACTCCATTAAAGAAACCGCTGATCTCCTCGTAATGGTTCACAAGGAACTCGATAGCCATTGCCAGCGCGTCCACGCTCGTCACGAGCGCCTCGCCGAATGCGTCTGCGAGTTTCTCAACCTGCTCAGCGTCCAGGCTGTCGAGCAGCTCACCCAGGCGCGTGAGCGCCTTGGTAGCAGCTTCCATCATCGCGCCGCCCATCGGCTCGAATGCCTTTTTCGCCTTGTTCTCGATTTTCGCAAGCAAGTCGGGATAGTCTGCCGTCGCCTCGTACGTTGCCAGAATGCCCTCGGACGCTCCGAGCGAATTGTCTGCAATCTGGTCGAGCGACATGGCGCCCGATTGCAGAGCGCCAACGAATTGAGCCGCGCCCCTCGTGCCGAATATCTCGGTCGCAAGGTCGAGAGCAGCCGCCGTGTCCCCCGCGTCGATGAACTCGTCAAGTTCGCCGATCACGCGCCTGTACGTCTCGGTCACGTCCTCGCCAGGTTCTGCGAGGCTTACGAGCGCCTTGCTCATCTTGCTCATCGTGCCGTTCGCGTCCATGCCAGCCTTGTCGAGCATGCCAGCCATGTTCGCCGCTTCCTCGAACGAGAAGCCGAGATTCTGCAACGCTGGAGCGTTGGACTCCAATATGCCCGTGAGCGCATCGAACCCGATGCCCGTCGATTGCGAAACGCCGAACAGATAATCCATCTTCTCGGCGGCTTGGTCGTCTGCGACGTTGAACGCATTGAACGCGCCCGTGAGCTTGTCGAGGTTAATCTCAGAGCCGAACAGCTTTGAGAGCGCCGCCGTACGTTCGCCCACCGCCTCTAGGTTCTCGCCGACAAGACCCATGCGCGTATTGAAGTTCTGGACGTAATCTCCGGCTTTCTCGAACGAGACTGGAATCTCCGATGCGATGTTGGTAGCGGAATCTACCAGGCCGTCAAGAGCCTCGCCAGTCGCGCCCGTGCCGATTACGATTATGTCGGTCATCGCGTCGAACTCCTGACCCACGCCCAGAAGCGCAGAGCCAGCTTTCTTCGCAAGCGTCCCCAAGCCGATGACGGACGCTATGGGCAGCAGCTTCTTCCTTGCAGCTGCAAGAAGACCAGCGCCCATCGCGGTGCCGCTCGACGTGCCAGCCGATGCAGCGGCAGGGACTATCGCGTTGTTCAGTTCCGACTCGATGCCCTGCGTGGACGGCAGAATCTGCACGTACGCCGATGCGATTGTGTTACCCTCAGCCACCGTAATACCACCTATCGAAGTCGCTGATTGGTACAGCGTCTTTCCCGTAATGTTCTTTTTCAGGCTTGCTCCAAGGCCGCTCTATAGGCTTCGGAGCAGCGCCCCTTCCACGGTGCGCCACCGCGTAATTATGGTTAAGGCGCGTGATGCAGTCGGCTATCAGCAGCAGAGCGTCGTACATCATAGCGTCCGTGATTGCGTATTTCGGATTAAGTGCGCGGAAGACCGCGCTGCCCTGGTCGAGATGCTTAGTCAGGTCGGCTATGTTCTCCCAGCCGTAGACGTGGCACTCAGACAGCGGAGCGCCCATCAGCCGCATCATGTCGGCGTTGAGCGCCCCGTCCGTGCTCTCGTTCAGTTCGACCAGGGATATTATTCCCCCGTCGAGCACTCCTTGTCGTACGCCTCAAGCAGAGCGATTATCTGGTCGAACGTGAGCGCCTCGGTGCAGCCTGGCGCGTGCTTCTCGAAAATCTCGGAAACGTACCAGTCCAGTATCGCGTACGAGTCGCCGCTCGACCTGACCTCTACCAGCGCCTTAATCATCGAATAGTGCATATCGTTCAGCAGCGGCACAGCGTACTCCTGCCCGTTAACTGCGAACCTGAACTGTCGCGGCTCAGCCGCTTCGATTCTCAGCATGCGAGTCCCCTTCCTTCGTGTCTGTTAGGACGTTTTCACGCCGTCATCGTAGAAGACGTACAGCGAGTGACCCGTGCCATCGTCATAGCACGCAAGCGTGCAACCCCAGACGTTGACGGCATTCGGGACGAACGTAACGTCTCCGCTGATTTCGGTAATCTGACCCTTCGGCACGTAGATGCGCACGCGCCTGTCGCCGTCCTTCATGGAGAAGCACCACGACTTGATAGGCGGCAATTCAGCGCCGATGGACAGCTTCAAAAGCTCGCCCTTCGTGGAGGTTGCAGCCGTCTTCGTGACGTTGGTCGAGCCGAGCATCTCGGTGCAAGCGAACTCGTCCACCTGCATGAAGCTCAGCGTGATGGTCGCGTCGAAGTCGGTCAGAGCGTTGCGAACGGTAGCCTGTGACCAGTCCTTGATTGGATTGACCGAGCGCGAGATGTTGAGGCTGATGCCGTTCTCATCGATATAGCCGCCCGTAGTCCACGTATTCGGCAGCGCCGTAACCGCATCGGTTGGAGCGGTCGTGTTGGTAGGCGCTACAGCAACAGCGCCGACTGTGGATGACTGGTCGGGAGACGGCATGTAAACCTTCGCAGAATTTACACCTGCCATTTAGACCTCTTTTCAGAATAGCGGAATGCCCCGCGCCCCCACGTTCGCCGTGAAAGTCGCACGCGGCAGAAGCGGTCTGCGCGGGTCTGGATTGTTGTATGGGTTTGCGCCGTTGACAGACGTGTACACGGTGCCGCTGGCAATGCTCTGAAGCGGGAGCGAACACAGCAAGCCGTGGACGGTACAGGCTAGCGCCATAGCGTCCGCGGGTGTCGCGTCCCAGCAGTCCACGATGATGCCGTAGTCGTTCGCCACGATGCCCTGCGCCGAACCGCCAGCCGAGATGATGCACACGGTCTTAGCCGATAGGTCATCTGGAGCGGGTGGAGCGCATACGGTGTAGCCTTGACCGAGCAGAGCGCCTATGTCGGTGCGCAGCTTGTCCTCGATGTCGATTGGTTTCACGATCTGCATGATTGCACCGCCTTATAGAGCGTGTGATTCTCCGCGTTGTCCAGACGCGCCTCGTCCGTTGCCGTGTAGACCGAGTAGCCGATGCGCCCCTTGAACTCAGCAACCGAGCTGCCCTCCATTACGCGCCCTTCGCCGACCTCGTAGCCGTCCCCGGCTGCGTCAGCTACGGCGTGGGCAGCGCCCTCGACCGCAGAGCCGATAGCGCCGCTCGTGAGCAGGTTGCGTATGCCGTCGTGGTTCAGAACGACCTTCACCCTCGCACGCGTAGCCATCACGCCCTCCAATCTACGAGGTCGCAGACGATGTGCGAGACCGCTCCCGTGGGTGACTTCTTAGCCATAGGAGCGCCGTTGACCGCATATGAGTGGTTCTCATAATCGATGCGGTCATCCACTTCGATATCCGAGCCGAATGGCATGTACAGCCGCGCACGGACGGTCACAGCCTGGCGTGCGTCAGTCCACTCCTGCTCTGTCGAGCGGTATTGGAACGAGCAGCCTGATACGGTGTGCTTGACCGCGTGCGCCCAATCGCGCACCTTCGTGCCGCGTGAGTCGATATATGGCGCACGCCACACGTCCACGGAGTCTTGGCAGAAACTAGGCAGCATGTCTACCACGCCCTAGCCTTGCGGTACGGAGCCAGAATCTCCTTATCGCGCCCGAGAATCGAAACGCCGCCGGAGATGCCCGAGCCTGTTTGGTTGTAGGTGATGCCCACCTCGCCAGCATGCTCCTCGCGCACGCCAGGAGCCGCCACGAGCGCATTGAGCGCAATCTGGGCGACTGTCTGAGCAACCGCCGTGGACGTGTACCCAGCCGTGAACACGCAAGTGACCGAGCGCCACGAGTCGGGGAATGCACCGCTTTTGAGCCTGACCATCCCCGCACGCGTCCACTCGTATTCGGTGACCGCGCTGCCGTTGACGGTGAGCGATACGATGCCCGTAACGCCCATGCACGGCAGCATGAGGAGGTTGCCCTCGCCCTGCCCGATGTATGTGCATTCGAGTTCAGGCGTGACATGCCAGCCGCAATAGTCGCGCACGGCGTAGCTCACGCTATCGAGGATAGCCGTGAGCCGCTCGTCGGTCGCGGATAGGTTGGCGAACGTGCGCAGCTCATCAGCCTCCATGATGGGAGGGAGCGACTCGACGTAATACCCCCAGTTGGTCATCGTGCTATTTGGCATTTTTCGTCGCTTTCTTGTTCGCGGGTTTCGCGGCTTTGTTCGCAGGTTTCGCGGCTTTTTCCTCGACCAGCTCGTAGCCTTCAGGCTGCGTGCCTTCCTCGTACTGGAACGTGTAGCCGTCTTTGTCGCGGTAAATCTTCAGCATTTTCAAACCCCTTCAATGAATGAGGGAGCGGTCTCCCGCCCCCTCGTCTAGGCTTCCCTCTTAGGAGGAAGCTGCCTCGGTAATCTTTGCGAACGCCTTTGGACGACGAACCGCCAGAGCGAGGCGCTCTTCGACTACGACCGTCACGCGGTTGTAGATAGCGTCGTCATGGTCGCCAGTGTGGACTTCGATGCGTGCGCCCTCGCCAGCCTTGGTGATGACCGATGCGCCCTGCTTGAACGCGCCGACCAGGATGGTGCCGCTCGTGATGTTCGGCGTGACGATGGTCTTGAGACCCCACAGACCAGGCTGCGTGTTGACGTTGCCGTTGCCGTACGGCGCGTAGAAGCAGCCGCCGCCGTAGTACTGACCGATAGTGCCGCCCGAGCCGTCCTTGAGCAGACGCACTGCCTGGTAGTCGGCAGGATTCATGACGATAGCATCGGCGTTCAGACCGCTCTGAGCCTTGATCGTCATCATTGCCTTGAACACGTCATCGGGAGAGACCTTTGCGCCGTAGGCGTAGGTAGCCGTGTTGATGCCCGATGCGCTCAGCGTCTGGCTAATCAGGTAGGCTTCGACTCGTGCGTCCAGCTCGTACAGGCCGCGTGCGTCGAGTGCGCTCTTCAAAAACGCGTTGTCCTCAAGCAGCTCGTCGGTCTCGTAGAACCAGCCAGCGATTTTCTGCAGCGTCGCGGTCGCGCTGGACTCCACGATGTGGAACTGCGGCTTTGCGTTGTTCTCGGAAACGGTGCCAGGAGCGGGAGCGGAGTTGTCCTCGCGTGCGCCCAGGATGAAGTACTTGAGCGCGTTGCCGCTGATCTGCTCAGCGCCGAACAGGTTACGCACTTCCAGGTCGCGGATTGCGGTGTCCACCACGTTCTGCGAGGTGACCAGCATCTGCTGGGAGACCTGCGCATCGGTGTACGTCTTGAAGCCGTAGCCGGTGCCAGCGATGTTCGTGCGCCCGGAGCGCATGCCCTCAAGGTCGAGGTTCTTCTCGGCATATTCGCCCAGCGTCTTCGCGGGAGCAGCCTTGACCTCGACGGGTTTTGCGGCCTTGAAGCTGTTGAGGATTGCCGACTTCTCGGCGATTGCGTCCTCGCGGCTCTTCTCAGCCTCGATTTCGGACTTGATGGAGTTGATCTCTTCGACCGTCTCGGCGGCTTCGAGCTTCTCCATGAGTTCAGACATTGCCATAGTCTAATCTCCTATCATTGCTTTGATTGCGTTTCTATATGCATCGACAAACTCAGCCTGGTCTTTCGCGCCCTCGGACTTCTCCTCGCGCTCCGACTCGCTGACCGTTGCCGATTCATCAACAGCCAACAGGCCGTCGATTGCCTCTTTGATTGCGTCCGCATGTGACGCGATTGCCTCAAGCGACTCGATATCCTTCGCGGAGTTGCGCCGTCCAGACTTGGCGGCTTTGGACTCCTCTACCGTCGCGTGCTGATTGGCGGGAATCTGCACGAGCGATACCTCGAACAGCTCTATCTCGCGCAGCTCGTTCGCCTTCGTGCCGTCTTCAAGCTCGACCGTCCCCCAGTCCCTGACCTCGAATGCGAAGCTGAACTGGTAGACGCGCCCCTCGTTGACGAGCTTGCGCACGTACTGTGCGCGTGGATTCTCGGAGTCGTACTCGGCTTCAACGAACAGACCGCGCTCGTCTTCATAGGCGTTCACGACGCGCCCGATGTTGCTCTCTGGATTCTCGGTGTCATGCCCCCACAGCAGCGGGATGTAGCGCCCCTCCTCGTTGAGAGCCGCCCACTTCTCCAGCGTCTTGGCAAACGCGCCCTTGGCGATTACATCGCCGTAGGAGTCAGGGTCGCGGTCGAACGTGGACGCATAGCCTTTGACGATGCCGCCGTCCTCTTTGATTTCGGACTTGACGCACGCTTTGATTTGATGCATTTCTTTCTCCTTTCAGGCATTAAAAAAGCCGCTCTAGGCGGCTTCAAATGGCTTCTAAGGCGTTATCTTTACGGTACTAGTATGTCCATCTCGCATTGGCAGTTGCACGACTCGTCAGGGTCTAGCGACTTATCGCACGGCAGCATCGCGCCGTTGGAGAACTCCTCATCCCACCTGACCGTCTCGCCGTTCATTGAAGCGTGCGACGGTCGCGGATTGCCGCTCGTTACAACCCACGTCTTGGTTATCTCGCGCCCACGAGCGTTCTGGTTGCACGCCTCGATGATCGCGAACCCAGCGACAGCCGTTGCAAACGAGCGCCCTGACACGTCTGCACGCATGCCCTCGGCTTTCTCGTAAACCCCTTCAACGGTCGCGCCCATCGCGTCTTCGTCAATATCGCCGTCGAGCGCCTTGCGCAGCTCACGGTAGGTTACGTCGTTTATCGCCTTGGACTTACCCTCGACCATCGCCCTGATGTAGTTGCGCGTGCGCCCACCGTCGAACACGCCGCCGAGCTGCTCGGTTGCGATACGTCCGCGCTTCACGCACTGGCGGTAGAATATCGGCTCTAGGTCATCCGCAAGCTCGCGCTCCCACCGCTCAGCGTCCCACCATTCGGCGAATCGGTCTTTCTGCAACTTCGGCTCTATCGAGCGCGATTGGCGCTTGAAGAACCTGCGCAGAGCGTCCGCAATCTCGTCCGCATCGGCTAAATCGCCCGTTGTCTTGATGTGGACACCCGCGCTCTTGACCAGCACGGGAGCGGACAGCTCGCCCACGGTGTCGCGCGGCGACGCAAGACCGCCCGTCAGGACGTTCAGCGGTGTTACAAGCTCGTCCCCGCCGTCTATCGCTGGCAGGTTCAAGCGTGCGCGTGCCTCGTTGCGGGTCATCCACGGTGCGCCCACCGACGATTGCATGACCTGAGCCTGCTCCTCGAACGAGCCTTTCAGCTTCGCGTCCATGTCAAACTCGCAATAATGCGAAGAGTCAAGACCAAGCGCCGGAACCAGTACCTTGTTGATTCTCTGCTGAATCATATCGAGCATTGGCGCTAGCGTGTCCGCGTACAATGCGCGTGCGTTGTCCTTCGCGCTCGCATAGGTCGTTGCGTCCGTGTGGTAAATCAATCCAGGATTGACGTGGTAGACCGCGCACACATCCTCGCGGCTGAGCCTAGTCGCCTCCACCCATTGCGCCTCGCGTGCGTTGAACTGCGTCGCTTCGAGCCGCATACCATCTTCAAGCAATGGCGTGCCGCCCGTGTCCGTGCCGTCGTTGCCAGCGAATTTAGACTTCCACGATTTGGCGAAGCGGTCACGCGCATCGTCAGACCAATCGGCATCGAGCGGTCGGCTTATCCATTGCTGAACCCTGCCGCCGTTCTTCCATGTCGCGTTGCGGAAGTTCCACGCGCTAATCTGCTCAGAGAGAATGTCCTTCAGCGCGTCGATGCGCGTCACAGCGTCCGCAGAGCCGTACGGTGACCATCCGCTGAACCGTATCATGTCGGACTCGTCCACTTCGGTCGCGGTGTTAGACACGGGGTTTTTAATCACGTATTTGGTTATCTCTAACCCGTCCTGCGTCTTAGCTTTCACCCAATCCGTCGGGATTGACGCGATAAGCCACCCCGCATCGTTGTCATACGGGATGCTCAGCCAATACGCCTCG